GGCGTTGATAATTACTATATCATAATCAATAGTATCATTTATAGATTCTAAGAATTTACTATCCTTTAAATCAAACTCAGGTCTATTTATACTGATAACTTCGTGGTCAATACTATACTGGTCATGCAAGAATTTACCAAAACCACTACTCGTACCAGTTATCAAAAGTCTCACTAGCTAACAGCCCGCATCCTTTGAACGAGGCGATCAGCACGTTTAGTAACTTGCCTGTACCATCTTGAATCTACCATTTCATCTGCAGCAGCATTCCAATCTTTTGCATCTACCCCACGTTTCATGCCTTTGAATTTAGATAGACGAGGACGACCCATGTTAAACATCATATTAGCAATTATTTGTTTAACTTCCTCCGGCAAATCCTCAAAGTCTGGATATAAGAGTGTGCATTCTGACACTGTTGTTTCGATATCCTGCTCGAAGGCCTCAATACATCTAGACTCCTCGACTGGAGTACCAACTGCTTGTCCTTTTTCTGGGTCGGAATCGGTAACAAGGTGACCGATACCAAAAGTAGGAAGACCAAGGTGATCCAAATAAATTTCATGTACTACTCCCTCGTCAACTTCTAGTTGTTTTCTTAATTCATCAATATTCATAATTCATCTCCTTTAAAAAATAATTCTAATTCATCTAAAAACCAAGTTGTTAGCTCCATTGTACCTGTTATTACAGCAGCTAGTATAAAAAGAGCAAATAAAATCAAAGGGCTTGGGATAATCAAAAACCAATATGTTTTAAATATACCATATCCGTGTTGTTTTCTATATGCTCTTTTTCTTTCAAACCAATGTGCTATCCATCTTGCTAATTTTTTAATCTTTGTTTGTAACCACCCACCTATGAACCACCGTAAAAGCCTTACAAGTATAAGTATGGGGCTAGTAAGGACATCCCATATTATAAGCAGTACGTCTACTGCTAGGTCTACACAACGATCAAGTGTCACCCATTTTTTAAGGCGCTCAAACATTTTTTTCTCAATACTTCCCTATAAGCTTCTTCAAAACCCTCTTCATGTAAATAACCTTCTTCGTTATGCCACATTCTGTAAAAGTAAGCATCGTAACTTGCAAATATAGTAGCTTCTGTAGTTTGGAAATGACCTTTAACCATCCAAAAAATTCTGTGTGCTTCTCTATGTGTTACGTAGCTAGACACCTAATCATATTTCTTTTTCTGATGGGCGTAATTTTTATACCAATCTACTCTATCTTCTTGCATAGTAACTCTTAGATCTTTTTGTTTATCTAGCTCTGTTTGATCTAGAAATGTATACTCAGCTTTCCAAGAGTCTCTCTTTACAGGAATAACCTGACAAATGGGAGTACCTTGAGGGATGCGGTGTTTCTTTTCATCTGGCTCAAGCATTGTGTGAATAAAAGGAATGTTAACATTATTCTGATAAGTATCTGAGTCAACTAATCCTACTAAAGGAACAATAGGTATTTCTAGCCTGTTTATAGGAGGTAAAAAAAGTAGTGAATATTCTGGAGGAGTTTCAATGATCCAAGGACTCATAAATTTTAAGATTGTATAGCCTGTCAAGGGAGAGTTAGGAACTTGCTTTTGTGGGTGGGTTTCAATGGGAGGCCAACGTTGCATGTGTTTCTTATGCTCTTCATTTAGCCACTCTAATCTGACCTTTCCATCTTTTCTTTGCCAGATTTCAATATCAATATGATTTAAAATAGTGTAACCGACAGACATTGCATCAATAAATGGAACACATTTTTTGACTGTCATTTCATCTTGATTATGTGGAGGTATCTTCTTAAACCAGTCTGGAATAAGTTTTTTTGCAGATATTGGAGGTAAAAACATCTCGTTCGGAAAATCCTGAACGAGATTAAATTTAATAATTTTATCCATTAAGCGTTAGTTGGTGTTATAAATGATGAAGGAATATCTTCCTGAGTCTTAGTTCTTCCACAATGACAGATGTCACACCCGCAATCGCACTGATCCCAAAAACAATGACAATCGCAATTACATTTAGTACATCGTCTGTCTTCTTCAATCGAAGCAGTCGTCAACGTTTGAGTCCTTTTGTATGTTTCTGAGATCGTGGTGGCGATTTTTTGGAGCCTTTGGGGCCAGACCAAAGTTCCTTGTTTGCCCAGTACGCAGCAGACATCTTCCCTCTTGCGATGTTTTTAGCATGTCTCGCTTTAAAGCTCTTACGCGCCTCAGGACTGTAATTGTGCCCCATAGAGCTGTCTCCGTAATGGATAAGTTTAACTCTATCACCTTCTTTAGCGAGCACCATGCCTTTTTTTTCAGGTCTGCTTGATCTACGTGGTTTGTTGAATCCATCAAATGTTGTTCCTCTGTATGAAATTTTTCCGCTAGGAAGTCTCTTCACTCCTGGATACTTGCTCATTGTGTTTATCCTTTATCTCGCAAACTATTTGCCATTGTCGGTGTGTGAGTTGCGGGTATTTTTTCTGGGCGTTTATACATCCTAATATAAAAGATTTTTCACCATCAGTCAAAGTCTGTTTTTCAAAAAATTCTAGCAGAGGTTTCTTAATTCTTCTTATCATCATCACTCAAATCGTAAATAAAGGGGTCATGCTCAAGGAGCTTGCGTTTCTTTTTTTCAAACTCTCTATTAAATTTCCATTCTTCGTAAAATTCTAAAATCCACCTAAACATATGGGTTTTCCTCTGGCGCAACACATAAAGTATACCTATTTATATCACTTAAATTTATTATTCTATGTTTATTACCGCTTCTAATTAAGTAGCTGTATCCTGTTTTATATGTATATTTCTTATCGTTTTCAAACTCAATAAAACTATTATCTGTTACTAATGAGGTAATAGCCGCAGGACTAAAGATTTCTTTGTTTTGTAAATCAACATGCCAAGGAATTTGATTTTTAGGTAGTACTACTGAAATATAACAATGTTTAATTTTTCTGAACCCAGTATGTTTTTCACATTTTGCTAACCAATCTCTAACAAAAGGAAAATGTTTCATCATTGGTGAAACAGAGCAGTCTCTTAAAAGATCAAAAGATTTCCATGCATGATGAGAATAACGAGTTTCGAATAGATGATTTCCTAGTTTAAAAAAGAAATCTAACTTGTGTATATCAACATCCTCAACTTTAGGTAAAGGTATTTGTTTGCAATTTGTCATACATATCTCTTCTGTTCTTTAGTAGAGGTAAAAAAGGCACTGCTGATTTTTCAAAAATTATGGGGTTGTCTCCATCAATAGTCATTATGATTGCAACATCTTGAATGCCCGTTCCATACATTTCATTGTGTGCGACTGCGTAAGCACACCCCTGGATATAATAATCTGTAATCTGCTTTTGGTTTTTCTTCTTTTTACTTGTTTTGAAGTCAATAATGGTAGGCTTTCCCTTCCAGACTCCAACCATGTCGGTTCTACCTGCATACTTATACTTATTGGACCAGAGAACTTGTTCTTGTCCCCAAACTTCTTCAACTCCACGCTCTGTAGCACGAATAAGATCTCTGCTCATTTGTCGAACATCTAGTCTTTCTTGTTTTAAATCTTCCCATACATCTTCTCCGTTAAAATGTCTTTCTGCATATTCATGAACTAAAGTACCACGATCTGTAGCTTCTTTTGACACTCTAGCGGCTTCTTCTTCTCCTACCCGCTCAATCCATTTCTGTAGCCAAGTATTATCAGCTGTTTTACCAAGTATAGTAGTGATTGATGGGTAGGCGCCGTCAGGAGTATAGTAAGTTCTACCTGTCCTTAAAGTTTCTGTTTCAACTTCTGTGATGTAGTCGAATTTCATCTAAGTCTTCTTTCTTGTTTACAATAGGTCTACCTTTTGCATTTAAGCTAGTGTTAATTAAAATAGGGTATCCATATTGTCTTGTAACTTCAAGAACATTATATAAAAAAGTCTGAGAACCATCAACGCATTGCACCCTAGCAGTATTATTATGTGTTTTAAAATTTGATTCTTCTTTTATGTCTGCTACAAAAAGCATATAGGGACAAGGACGGTTAGTTTTAAAGAAATTATTAAACTCTTTATCTTGTACTACAGGAGCGTAAGGTCTCCAAGAGTCATCCACTCTTCCCTTAATATTATTAAGCTTTTCAATAGTACCATCAATTGGGGCACATAGCAAGGTACGATTTCCAAGAGCACGTGGTCCAAACTCAGCTCGTCCATGAATAACAGGAACTACATAACCATTGATGATTTTAATAGCTGCTTCTTCTGGTATAACGTTAGACTCTTCTTCAACACCTAAATATGGGCCTTCCCAAAGTGGTCTTTCAAGTAAAGCGGCCGCCCCTAAAGAGGCCCCTGCATCACCAGATGCTGGTTGTATTGCAATGTTATCAAATGAGGAGTATCTTGATAGATGACCGTTTGTAATACAATTTAAAGCACAACCTCCAGAATATGCTAAATTACTCTTACCAGTTTCATAAAACAACCACTCTGTTAATGAAAAAATAATATCAGTAAAAACAGCTTGGACTGAAGCAGCTATATCCCAATCTAAAACTCCAAAACCTACTCCTCGTTCAAGGTTTTGTAAAACAGTGTAATCTCCATCATCAAACTTAATAATTTTTTCTTTTATAAGTTTAGACCATTTAGGAATACCATATCCTGCTGCAGCCATAACTTGGGATTCTCCAGAGAGAGGTTCAAATCCCAATAGACGAGTAGCACTAGAATAAAATAAACCAAGAGAGTTCGGATAACGAAAACGTTTGAGCCAGCTGATTTCTCCATTTTCATAAACTCCTAAAGACGTGGAAAATTTACCACCAACAGTATCAATTACCATTACAGCACAGTCATCCCAATCAGTGGTCAGAATAGAACTCATAGCATGAGCTTTATGATGTTCAACTAAAACAGGCTCAGCACTTGTTAGTTTCTTAATATCAGATTTAAATTGTTTGTAAGTTGACTCTTCATAAAAAGCAGCAAATTCCCAATCCTCATAAGTATTTTTCAACCAAGAAATAGTATTTATTGGAAATGATTTATCATATTTTTTTCTTGTAAAACGCTCTTCGTGCGATGCTCCTAAAATTACTCTATTATTAAGAGAAGCTGCTGCGCTATCGTGGTGGTAAGAGCTTACGCCTAGTATCCTCATCAAAGTACCTATTAAATAAATTAGTTAAATCTTTTTTTGTTTTACCCCCATAATTAGGGTCGCCCACAAAATCTACAAAAGCCCAACGGCGATTGTCAACAAGAGGCTGAATACGATGAACCATGAAACACGGAAAAAGAACCGTTTTACCAGGCTCGGGGAATATCCTGACAAGTATTTCGGACGGTTCTGGAGCAGAAAAGTCAGTCTGCTCGACTCTTTCTCCTTTAGGGTTCCAATTACCTATTTCAAAAGGTTTACCTTCCGTTAAATAAATCATATGAGTCCAAAATCTGCCTGGACGGGATGTGGTTAATCTTTTTTCTGCGAAATCGAGATTATCAAAATGCCACTCATATCCTTCTCCTGGTTTAAGCAATATCGCAACTTTACCTGCAACATCTGCCCGCCATTGATGGCCGTGTAATGTATAATTCTTTTCGCAATAATCAACTATCTTAGAGGCTTTTTTAGCTACCGTCTCAGAAAAGCCGACCTCAACTGCGTTTCTCCAACTCGGGTTAATGTAATCTTCCATCTATCGTGTACCTCTGAGGCTAAATAAGCAGCAAAATGATTATGACCAGCCTGATTCATATGACCTCTACCATCTGGAAAATCTTTAACAAGATCTCGTAGATAATACCTCCAAATACAAGGATTATCAGCAACCATGTCATTATCAATAACATTAGGTCTATATATTGGAATGAGCATTAAGTTATCAGGATTTGCTGTGCCTAATACTGCTTTTAGAAATAAGGCATTCGTGCGCCAATACCAAGCCTGTTTTGTAATTTTTTTAAACCATAAATCTT